TCTTTGGCCAAGTTGTTGGTCTTGTAGACTGGGAGGTTAGCAACCTTGAGCACCGAGGCGCTCGACTGCGAACCAGCGTCGTTACCGTAGTCACGGTTCAGGACGCGGCCATCTTTGACCATGTCGTAGTAGACCGAAGGGGTGACGAAGAGGACGCGGTCATTCTCTGGAATGTCGCGCTCGTCCATGATGCGCTGGGCGTCATAGATAGCATCGACAATGTCAGCGATGGTAGGCGTGGTGCCGAGGGCAGCCTTGGATGCAGCGCCGAAGCCTGCGATAGGACCAGCGGTCTCGGCCACACAGGCTTTGATCGCGGTCGCGAAGACTTTTTGGTCGTAGGCCTGAGCCAGGGAATCACCCATCTGACGTGCGTACTCGCCGCGCGTTTCGAAGTGAGTCATGGCTTCCAAGAAATTGGAAATGAAGACCGGGGAGATGAGCAGGTCATCAATCGTCAGGATGGTTTCACCGTGAGCGATGGTCTGGCCGTCAATTTCTTCACCGGGCTGGTGGTAGGAGGCGGTAGCGCGACCGATAGCCGGGAACTGAGCGGACTTCTGGCCCGACACGTTACGGATACGGATGTGCTGCTTAGCCATCGTGAGGGTGTTGAAGGTAGCGAGCACTTCGCCCGAGAACTTCTTGAGGAACAGGTCCCGTTGAGCGGCACCGCCACCTAGGGCAGTGTTTTCACCGGGAGCGGCAACATTAGCAAAAGTAGCCATTATATTTTTCCTAAGAGAGATAGAGTTGTGTTGAGTATCTCGACATCAAACGCTGTTCTCTCTGAGGTTATCTTCCGTAGAAGGCCTCAGTGTTCTTGCGATTAGTCTAGATGTAACAGGCCGTCGCCTGTCGCAGCCCCACTGAAGAGCGGCAGCTTTCACAGTCTATTCTTAGGGTAGTAATAATGGGGATCGCTTATTAGGCGACCCCCTTCACACCGTGTAACACGGCGCACCTACCGGACCCTCAGGTCCTTGAGTAGTAGCGGATCATCTGGTGATAGAGCCTAGGTGGTCACCAGAGATAGCCGCCTAGTTTGAAATCAGGTCCAGTTGGGCCTTGAGTTCCATGCACAGTTTCAGAAGTTCAACCACGGTTGGAGTGGCTGTATCTGCAATTACCTGAGCACCTGTGGCAGTCGGGAGCGTACCTGTGGTGGCTGTGACAGCGACCTTGGTAAGCTCAAAGAGTTCGTTCGCTTTCGCGTCACGGAGTGATTTGGTCATGGTGTGGGTGTGCCTTGCATTCTAGCGATAAAGGGACGGACGAACTCGCGATACCCGAAGGCAGCTGAGACAGCCAAAGCAAACGCGGCGACATACCACTGGGGCACGTCGTTCGCGATGACCTGGAAGCCTCGTTGGACGTCATCTTGAAGTGGGCCAATGAAGGCCGCGATGAAGGGTAGTGACAACAGGATGGTGAACCATTCGTCTGCCCATGAGGAGCCAGCGTTGCGGGCTTGGATTTGATCCCAGTCCACATCGGCGGTTGCCCGGGCTTCCTCGATGGCAACCTCGGACTCGACTCGTGCTTGCTGGACGCGGCGTCTGCCTTCCATCCAGTCCCCGAAAATACCAAAGGCATTCCCGAGTAAACCTAGCATTGGATTCATGGTCAGCCTCCCCACGTGGCAGCGAACTTACGTTCAACTTTTTCTCGATAGGCTTGGTCGGTCCAGTATTTCGGATTCTCGCAATCCTTGATCCACTCAGCCTCGCCGTCATAGCGGGGACCAGTGGTGGAAGGACGGCCATCGATGGTGCGTCCCGGCTCAGAGCCGCGCTGGGCGACGTACTGGGCCTTGAGACCGTTGATGGCGAACAGAGCCTTGTCGTGGTTGCCTGACTCGACAGCCTCGTTGAACATATCGATCTGTGCCTCGGGCAGGTTCTGGGAAGCCCACGTCACCATCTCGGTGTATGCGCTCTTGTCACCTACCTCTTGGAAAATCTTGTCCTGGTACTGCTGCGCAATGGCCTCTTGACCACGGATATAGTTATCGACCGTGTCGCGCTTGAGACCAGATTTCTCTAGAGCCTCATAGTCGCTGTCTTCAAGGCTACCTTGCTCGGCGTACTTTGCAGCCAGAGCATCGAAGTCCATGCCCGCAGATTCGACAGCTTCCTCGGCAACCTCTTTCGAGATGCCAAGGCCAGCCTCAGGGTCTGCGGTTGCCTCAGGTTTACCCGAGGACATCTTCTTTTCGAGGTTGGAGTAGGCTTCTGCCATTGCCTCGGCAGACTCAAACTTCTCCGGCAGCCATGTAGGCCTGTCCGAAGGCTCGACCACAGGAGCAGCAGCAGCAGCCTCGGCAGTAGCCATTTCGGCAGCTACGTCTTCGGCGGTTTGCGTCTTGTCTGGGGTAGAGATGGATTGTTCGTTGTGGTTAGCCATTACGGTCCTTGTTTGGATGCGGCGTTAATGGATGGGCCAGCGGCTTTGCCAGCTAGTTCCATCATCTGTTGCTGTTGGGCTTGCTCAGCTTTTTGTTGGGCGCGCTGGGCACGTTCTTCCTCGGAGCGGACAAGTCCGTCCATGTCGATACCTAGGCCGGTGCCGAAGCGCCGGAAGTAGTCACCTAGGTTGAGATACTCATCGATAGCCTCAGGTCCGAATTTGCCTACTTCACTTGAGAAGAGCTGCATCTTGGACAGATCATGGCCACGCCCGAGGGCTTCAAGACCAGTGACGATAGAGGGCACGATGCCATCTGGGAGGGTTGGTAGACGTCCCTCACGTTGCATCATATCAATAAGGCGGTTGACCAGAGGGAGCTGGAACTCCTGCGACAGTAGCGAGTAGACACCACCAAGGGCATCCTCCAGCTCTGCTGCCATATAGCGGACTTCTTCTGCGGTAACCCGCTCAGCATTTCGCTGGACTGAGCTGTTGAGAAGGAACGCTTGTGCCAGTCGCTGCATAATCTCAGCAGCGGTGCTCTGGGCAACCTGTAGGTCAGCGCGCTTGTCTAGCTGAAAAGCAAAGACGTCGTCTTCCTGACCCTGGATGACATCGAGGTTTCGCGCAGAGGCGAGCTTGTCGATCCGAGTGGTTGCGTTTGGCTTGACCATGATGATGCACTTAGCGGCAGCCAGAGAGGACTCTAGGATTGCCTGAGAGAGACCCTCAAGTGCATTCAGATCACCAATATATTCTTCGACATGGGAGCGCCCATAATCCTCACCATCGATGGCGGTCCACCGGAGTGGGAGGAAGTTGGGTCGATCAGTTTTCCACGAGGCTTTGGAGCCTTCGACTTCCATGTCTTCGACTTCTTGCCAGCCGTCGTATTTCTTACCGTTGAGCTTCCAGCAGGTGTAGACAGCGATTGGATCGTCGTCGTTGTACTTCTTCTGCTCGGGAGCCTCATCCAGCTTGGCGCGGATGTCGGTAGGGAGGGCTGCGTATGCAATTTCTTCTTTCAAGATACAGTCGAGGACTGTCCCATCAGGAGACCGGCGAACCACGTAGCTGTTCAGGCGGATCGAGCGAACGCGACCTTCCTTTGGTAGATACACAAGAGTGTTTCCGGTTGCCACGAGAAGCTTGAGTGCCAGGAATACCGGAGTGCGGAGAGCCTTGCGCTCCGTCTCGTTCATCACTGACCGCTCTACTTCGTTCAAGGCTTCCTCGAACTTGGCTCGGCCATCCTCGTCGAAGTTCTCGGCCAACTCGTAGTCATCCACGAGCATCCGAAAGAACGGGCTGTTGGGAGGGAGCAGGCTGAGAAGCAGCTTGGAGGAGAGGTTGTTGACGCCACGTGCGCCTACAGACTGGTAGGGAACATGTAGATCGCCAGCTGGGGTCTGGCCTCCAGGTGGAAGCAGAGCCGGGATCGTCAGTTCAGCGCATTTGCGCCCGCGATCCAAGAAGGGCTGCCGGTCCACAATGAGTTGCTCGTAAAGAGCTGATACTGGTTTCTCTGCGTTGTACACTAGGTGCCTCCAGTAATGCTAAGGCCACCTGTAGACGCGGAGCTATTTGTAGGAATAGAAAGACCGCCACCTGCCCTATACTTTTTGGAACCTGACTTACGCTTCCGAGAATTATCGTTTTTCTCTTCGGTCTGTCCAGGTGCCACCTGTTCTAAAACAGGAGCTGGGGGCGGTGGAGGAGCGGGTTTCGGAATCTTCGGTTTACTAACGAAGCACATTCCCTGAGTTCTCCTCAAGCATATTCTTTAATGTTTGAATGACGGACACTTGTCCCGCCTTGTACCAAATCTTGCGGTCCTCATCCTTGAGGGACGGCACCACGTTGGGGTACAATTTCTCAAGATATTCAATGAGTTCGTTGGAAATGGCAGGGAGGCGGGACATGATGGGGTCATCCTTTTTGGGTACATGGTATGGGGGACACCGACCCCACTAAATCTCACATACCCCTGAAGAGCAGGCGAGCTGTTGACTAGCAATCGTGTGGTCTTCTGTTTCGCTATATTCAGCGAAGTCCACTGATGGCATGGCGGCTGACATCTCTTCGAATTGCTCTTCGGTCAGAGCTTCGTAAGGTGCCTGCTTGTAGGTGTGCTCAGTGCGGGGCAGGAATGAAATCCCAGACACAAGGTGCCGGTGTTCCCAAGTCCATTCACGGACCTCGTCCCACTCGTCTTCCCCGACGTAAATCGTCACGGAGGGCTTATGCTCACACCAGTATTTCTGGTAGACCAACCACAGCTCCAGCTGATCCAGGGCAGACACATCGTCTGCAATGACGGAGCTGTCTGGAGCTTTGACAGGGAACGAGAACACCACAGTTCGCGGTGTCATTACGTCAGGTTCACAAGGTACGCCTTTAGACTCCAGCCAATGAGCCAGGGGGTCCTTCTCGTCCATGCGAACACGCCGGATGTAGTAGCGTGAGAAGCGACCGTGAATACCTGAGGCAGAGTCCACTAACTGACTGACGGTTCCGCTTGGTTTCACGCAAGTGATCGCCGTGGACTGCTGGATGTTCAGGGCGTAGGCAGTGTCCTTGTTGACTTCAACAGCGACGTCGCGGAGGTGCTCAAGGATATACGCGAGATGAGATGAGGGTTTGCTCATTAGCGCGTGGTCACAAATCCCGGTCATCGAGACACCTAGCAGGCGCTCTTCGCGGGTGTTTTCTCCCCAGTCCTCGGAGAGTTTCCCGAGATCATCCAGGCCTGACTGCAAGGTGCCTAGGATGGTGGCGAAATATACCTTGTCTTCAATGTCCTCTACTGTGTCTGTCTCACGTACAACAACCTCCGTAAGGTTACAGAACTGCTTGTTTCGTAGGACAATCTCAGAACAAGGGTTAGTACCAAAGTCCCGAAGCTCTCTACGCTCTGGGATAACGCATGCATCGCGGGAGAATATACCACGCTCGCCTGATTTAGATTCAACAAGGGCATCCCATTCATGCTTGAAGGTTTGATAGTCAGTGTCGGTGAAATGCACAGCGGAGTTGTTCGCCAACGCGCGCTGTGGGTTCTCGATCCACCATTCACCTGATTTGGCTTCACGCATCTCGCGGTCACCAATATCAGACAGGGAGATCAACGCAGAGCGTCTGACGCCACCGACCACAACGACCTCACCGATCTTGCACATGAGGTCATGGCAATCGATGGGACGTAGCTTGCCACCTGAGGCACCGAGGAAGATCGCAGAAGCGAACTCCATGAGGTCCTTGAGAGGCTCAGGTCCAGAGGCACGACCACCGAAGGTCTTGAGTCTGGCACCGGCAGGCCGGATCAGGGAGTAGTCGATCTCTGCCACATGGCCTGCAAACAGGAGGTAGATGTGTTGGGCAAAGGCCTCACGCCATCCATCCTTGCTGTCACCCACCACGATCTTGGCCTGATCGTAGGTGAACTTCTCGGGGATAGCTGGTAGCTGATCAACATACTGGCTCTCAACCGAGAAGCCTACGCCAGTGCCACACAGGAGGATGTACAGGGCTTCGTGGAAGGACTGTGGTGTGTCCACTGCCATGTATGCACAGTTGTACCCAGCGACGTTGTCGCGATCCAGGGCAGGTCCTGCGGTCATCAGTGCCCGCATTGAGGGCATGACCTCCAGTTTCAGGATGGCTTGCTCGAGAGCGTCCCAAGGTAGCTCGGCATAGGGGTGCCTCGCTTGGAAGAAACTGATGTACCGGTCAACGGTCTCAGGCCACGTTTCTCTGCGTCCTTCGTCTTCCAGAAAGCGCGCATATCGAGAGAGGTGGATGAAAGATTGATAGGATGTAGGGAGATGATTCATTCGATTTCGTCTTCTGGTTCTATGTGTGAAGGGGGGTAGCCGTAGAAGGCACCCACAGCGTTCATGAGCGTCTGCACAGCGTCGGCAGTGCGCTCGTCGAAGCACGTGACAGTGGATTCAACCAAGGCCGTGAGCACGTCCTCAGCCGCCTCTCGGACAGCATCGTTTAGGGCGGCTGTATCTGGCTCGAACATGGTTTGGAGGGAGCCGATCCCCACAGGGACGCTACTCATGCCTCTGAGGGAAGGAGGCCCTCTTCCTTCGCCATCATGAACTCGATGTACCGCAGGGCTTTTTCGAGGTCCTCTCGACCGTTCTTAGCGTCAGCGCGGCATACATACTTGATTACATTTCCAGCGGCGAAACCGAGGTTATTCATCTCGATGAAATCAATAGGCTCGATTACAAAGCGCGAGTAATGGTCTGGGCTGATCGGTGAGGTCGGCTTTTCGATTAGGCGGTCCATAGGATCGGCTCCATTGTTGTGAAGTTGTACTCACCGGGCCGCAGGATGCGTGCTTGGTGCGCGTTGATGTAGGCGTCCGCTTCGAACAGACCCTTCTTCTCGTAGGCAGCCACAACGGCCTCCCACGAACAGTCGTT